AGTGGTGTATTGATTGTAAACGGTGCTTCAACTGCTGGTAATTCATCAATAAACTGTACTGGTCTAACTGAAGGAAATTTAATGGCTGGTGATTTTATTAAATTTGCTGGACATGACAAAGTTTATGTACTCACATCTGATGGTACTACCACTTTAAATATTGAACCACCTTTAGTACAAGATGTGGCACATGAAGATGCTATTGCATACAACGAAGTTGAGTTCACTATGGCATTCACTGACGATAAACAAGAGTTATCAATGGGTGTTGAACAATTGGTAGGCTTTTCCATAAGTTTAGTTGAGGTCGTTTAATGAATAGAGGTTCTTCATCAGCGTTTCAAACTGAGATTAGCAAAGGTCAGAACAGACCAGTTCATTTAGTAGAAGTGTACTTTGATGATGAAACTGTTTATATGACTGATGCTTATAAAGACATCACATTTTCAAGTAATGATTATATTGCTGTTGGTCATTTATTAGGTTTTAGCGACATTGAAGAATCAGCAGAGGTAATTGTTTCAAGTGTTAATTTATCACTTGGCGGCATAGACCAAGTATGGATTAGTCGTGTTTTAAATAAAGCATATATTGATCGTGATATTAAGATATGGACTGGCTTCTTAAATGATAGCCAAGCATTAATTGTTGACCCAGTATTAATCTTTGAGGGTCGCATGGATTCACCAACAATAACTGAAGACCCAGATAGTGGACGATCAACTGTATCTGTTAGTGCAACGAATAGTTGGGTAGACTTTACAAGAAAGACTGGCAGACATACCAACCATGAAGAACAACAAATACACTTTGAAGGTGATAAAGGCTTTGAATTTGCTTCTGAAATAGTGTCTGATATAACATGGGGTCGTGTGTGAATCCATCAAGTGAGATAGCACTTCACAATTATGTTAAAGAAGAAATAGGTAAGCCATTCAAGTTTGGCTATAACGATTGTCCTTTGTTTGTTGCTGGTGCTATTGATAATATGCACGGTACTGAATTACGTGAATCATATACTGGAAAATGGAAAGGTCAGAAGTCAGCGTGGAAGTACGCTAAAAAGTACGGTGATATTTCAGAACAATTAAAAAACAAAGGTTGTAAATCGGTAGAATTGTCCCATATTCAAACTGGCGATATAATTGTTATGGAACAAAGACTTGCACACGAAAAGAAATGGCGTTCAGTAGCTGTATGTTTAGGCTCTACCGTTGCTATTGTTCGTGATGATATTGGTGTTGAAGTGATTAATATATTTCAAGTGCCAAATATAACTGAGGTTTTAAGATGGCAATCGTAGCAGGAACATTAGCAGGGTTAGCAACTTCAACTTATGTAGCAGGGTTAGTTCCGTACACAATAATGGGCTTCAATGTCGCTGGTGCTATTGCTGGTGCTATTGTATCTGATGCGGTAACTGGTGCATTAGCTGACGATATAACATCAGATATAGCTACTGGTGATGGAATACTGGTTAACAAAGCGTCTAACAACGCCCCACTTCCTATTGTTTATGGACAAAGAAAGGTTGGCGGCACAAGGGTGTTTGTTGAAGCCACTGGCGTTGATAACGAATATCTACACGTTGTAATCGCTGTATCAGAGGGTGAAATTAATTCATTTGAGAATGTTTATTTGAATGACATAATCTCAACTGATTCACGCTTTGATGGAGTGCTTAACGTATACACACATAATGGTTCAGATACTCAAACTGTTGATTCAAATCTAACTGCTGATGTAAACAACTGGACATCAAATCATAGACTTCAAGGCACAGCATATCTATATGCTAAATTGAAGTTTGACCAAGATGCTTATTCAAACGGTTTACCAACATTTACAGTTGATATTAAAGGCACAAAAGTATTTGACCCAAGAACATCAGCCACAGCATGGAGTGATAACCCAGCGTTATGTATCAGAGATTATTTAACCAATACCAGATATGGTAGAGGTATTGAATCATCCCTAATAGATGACACTTCGTTTAATGCCGCGGCTAACTATTGTGAAGAAACTGTAACTATTGGTGGTCAAACTAAAGAAAGATATACTTGTAATGGTGTCGTAGATACTTCACAAGGTTCAATGGACATTCTGAAGCGGTTATTAACGGCTTGTAGAGGTTTTCTTGTATTCAGTGGTGGAAAGTATAAGCTGGTGATTGATAAGCCAGAAACGGCTGTATTTACATTTAGTGAAGATAATATTGTTGGTGCTTGGTCTATTAATCTTGGTAATAAAAACAACCAATTCAACAGAATAAGAACGAACTTTTTCAATCCAGATAGACAATGGCAATCAGATATTGCGGTAGTTGATTCAGCGGTATTAAGAACTCAAGACAACGGCTTATTATTAGAAAAAACAATAGACTTACCGTTCACATCTGATATTGATCGTGCCAAGATGATTACAACTATCAACTTGAATCAGTCAAGACAAGGGATTACTTGCGAATTTACAGCAACCATTGAAGGCTTAAAAGCAGAAGTGGGTGATGTTGTATTCATATCGCATAATACTACTGGTTGGAGTTCTAAGCCTTTCAGAGTAATGAGAATTACTTTACAGAATAACGATGAAGTGCGTGTGTTAGCTTTTGAATATGATGTCAATGCGTATGATTTTGGCACTATTCAAGAGAGTGATGGCGCACCAAATACTAACCTTCCAGACACTTCAGCAATTGCACCACCAGTGGATTTATCAGCAAGTGAAGAACTCTATATTACAAACACATCACAAGGCGCACAAGTAAGAGCAAATCTGTCTTGGGCTAAACCAGCAGATGCGTTTATTGTTAATTATGACGTTGAATATAAAAACGGTGCTGTTTGGGAATATGTCACTTCAACTAAGAATAGATCAGCGCAAGTAAACAACCTTGGTGCTGGTACTTATTACTTCAGAGTGAGAGCGGTTAATACAGTTGGTGTTCGTTCTGACTGGAATACAACATCATCAATTGTTATTTATGGTTTAACAACACCACCAGATGCAATTAGCAATCTATCAGTAAGAGCGATTGACGGTTCTTGTCATTTGCAATGGGATAGAGCAACTGATATTGATGTATTACACGGTGGCTTTATTAGAATTAGACACACGCCAATGATTGGTGCTGGTATTGGCTGGGCAAATGGTGTTGACCTTGGCGAATCATTAGCTGGAACTGCTACAAATGTTGTATTGCCTTTATTGGCTGGAACATATATGGCAAAAGCTGTTGATTCTGCTGGTAACTTTTCAGAAAATGCCGTTTTAGCAGTAACAACTACACCAAATATTTTAGATTTTAATACAGTTTCAACAATCACAGAACACCCAGCATTTTCTGGTGCTAAAGAAGATACAATCAAATCTGGTTCAGTAATAAGATTAGACGGTGCGCCAAACTTTATACTCATGGAAAATGGTGATTCGTTTATTACAGAAACATCTGGTGAGTATTTTGAAACAGAAGTAGCAGGTACTGCGTTAATTGAATCATACGGTGAATATTACTTCTCAAATGATTTAGACCTTGGTGAAGTATATACAAGCCGTGTATCAATCAATATGGAAGCCTCTGGTTATGTTGCTTCTGACTTTTTTGACAATCGTGCTGAATACATTGATACTTGGGCAAACTTTGACGGTGAACCGTCAGATGCTGTAACTGTTCAATTACAAATAAGAACGACTGAGGATAACCCAGCTTCATCACCAACATGGACATCATGGCAACCATTATCAGTGGGCGATTATCGCGCCAGAGCATTTGAGTTTAGGGTAATATTTAACTCAACTGATTCATCACGTAATATTGACATATCGGTTCTTGAGGTTATTATTGATATGCCAGACAGAAATGAAAGGGCGCAAAGTATAGTGATACCGATAAGTGGTTCAACAATTACTTATGCCAACCCATTTAAAGACATCCCAATGGTGGGTATAACTGCTCAAAATATGGGTAGTGGTGATAGATGGGCATTAACAAATCAAACAGATACTGGTTTTGATATTGAATTTTTTAATAGTGCTGGGTCAAGCATAGCCAGAAACATCAACTGGATAGCGACTGGGTACGGACGGAGAATAGAATAATGAGTCAAGAAGATTACAACATAATTAATGCTACTGGTGCGGCTGTAAGGTCAGATATTAATGCAACTTTATCAGCGATTGTTACAGCTAATTCTGGTTTGTTACCACCAGAAACTACATACCAATATCAAATATGGGCTGACACGACCAGCACTAAATTAAAAATTAGAGATGGCGCAGATGATACTTGGATTGAAATAGGTAGCCTTGATGAAGTTAACCTTGGATTGATGGTAGCTTCAAAATTTCCAAATATTACTGGCAATATTACATCATCACATACTGAGTTAAATAAACTGGATGGCTTCACTGGAAGCGTAACGGACTTAAATTATGCGAAAGATTTGAGGGCGAAAGGAGTTACTGCAACTGAATTTGATACATTAGACGGTGTTACATCTGGCATTCAAGGTCAATTCAGCACTGTTAATACTTCATTAAATGGCAAAGCACCAAAGAATGGCAGTACAAGCAATTTATTCAGTGTTAAAACACCAACAAGTTCAAGCCATGCATCAACAAAATCGTATGCTGAAGGCACGAAAGGCACGTACTGGTCAAAACTACCAAATGGTCTGATTATGCAGTGGGGTGTTACAGCTTCAATTAACGGTACGTCAGTGACAGTAACATTGCCAGTAGCATTTACGACTACAACGTATTCAGTAACAGGAAGCAGAACAGAAGCACACTCAAGCGCACAGACTTCTCACTGGTACACAGATACCTACACAACAACAACATTTGTAGCAGGGGCGGCAGGTTCATTAGGTGGCTTACACTGGATTGCAATCGGATTTTAAAAGGATAAATTATGGCTGACAAAAAAATAAGTGAACTAACTGAATTAACCTCACCAGATGGTACTGAAGAATTAGTTGTTAATGATAGTGGTGTTAGTAAAAAGATTGACATTAATAACCTTTATGCTGGAAGCAGTTCAAAATTAGGTATCGGGACTACCGACCCACAAGCAGACTTACACGTTGTAAGTAGTGCTTCTCAATCTCCAGTCATTAAACTTGAAAATGATACAAGTTCTGGCGCAGACCCAAGATTAATTATTTGTGATAGTGTTGAAAACTATGGATATTCGGTAGGCGTTGATGATTCTGGCAATAAATTTACTATTTCTTATGATGGTTCTGGCACTAATCCTGTTTCTGGAACTAATGATAGGCTTGTTATCGACTCTAATGGCAACGTTGATTTAGCTAACGGCATATCATTTGGCGGTGATACAACCTCTGGTGATAGCAGGTATTTAGATGACTATGAGGAGGGTGATTGGACACCATTAATTGGTGGCGGACAAGAAGGAAGAAGCATTTCAACAGCATCTGGAACTTATGTTAAAGTCGGTAAGGTCGTGTGCATTAAATACTATTTCGTATCATCTGGATTCCCTTTAGATAGTGGTACAAGTATTAGTGGAGTGCCTTACGATTGTGAAGATGCTTTCTCACTTACTTCAGTCGAATCTACTGGTATTGCTTGGGGAAATAATTCAATGCTACCAATATATGTATCTCAATCGCAACAGTTAGTTTTTCCATTGAACAAAGAAATATACGGCTCTGCTTCAGCTAACGATACATACAGAGGAAGTATTACCTATATTTCAACTTAATTATTCCTAATGGATTTAGGAACGGACATTTAACAATAACAAAGGACAAGCATTATGGCTTTAAACAAAACAGAAGTAGTAGATAAGATTGAAGTATTAGAAAACGGCACTATCCAAGTGAGATGTGCTACTCGTATTGATGAAGATGGCACAGTATTATCATCATCATTTCACAGAC